ATCAAATCTACTAGATGTATCTTCTCCTAAAACTAAATCTCTATTTACAAGTGTACGAGGTAGATAGTAAATATCTTGACCATATATCTTTAGGCCTTCAATAATTAAATCTTCATGTAACCTCTTTTCAGAGTCGTTACCTATACCTCTGCCCGCTTGAAAATAGTGGTTAACTGCCATGTCATTCTATCCAATCATCATTGCTGGATTTAATTCATAAGAGCTTCTGATTTCTTGTTCTAACTTATCTACATCTTGAAGCGCTTCTGAATAAATTTGTTGACCGTTTAAGGTCACTCCACCAATCATTGCTACACCATTGAATTTGGATAGATTAGCACCCCATTGTTTTTTAAATAAAGCTATCACATATCTTTTTAAAAATAAATCATTAAAGACATCTGAATGAGTTGAAGGATCCATTTTTCTGTATGCTTCAATTACGATATATTCACCAATGCCTAAATCGTTTTTCCAATCCATATCAATGTATAGTCTGTTATCGTGTTGATTAAATCTCATAGGTTTTTCACCTACCAAGATGTGGTCTAAAAAATCTAAATGTCTTAATACAACATCATAGTTTATAATACTTGTAGATGAAAAATCATACAAGTCATTTAATCTCATTTGATATCTTACATCAAACAAATTCATGTTTGATTTATTTGAGAACGGAAATATGTTGATTACTGATATAACACTTTCAGGTACAACGATAAAGTTATTACCTTCTTTCCATGATGTAGTGACGCCATTCTTTGTTATACTCTCTGTAGAGTCTGCCGTCATTCTAGCTCTATCAGCTTCTGTTAGTTGATATTTTAGATATGCTCTTTGTACGCCATCATAGTGATATTGTGAGAAATACTGTAAGGCCTCGTCTATTCTGTCTTCCAACTGGTCATCATCAGCATTTATCTCAATTACAGGCTTACCTAATGCTCTTAAAGCATATTGTTTTAAATTCTCTCTACTTGCTGGTTGTGCCATAATTGTTACCTTTTCTGGTATATTTATAAGGATTATTTAATGATAGGAAAGAGATTATCGGAACAAAAGGTTTTAACATCTTCCTCTGCTAAACCTAGTGACAACATGGTTCTAGGTGTATGTGGATTCATTTGTTGATGTTTACAGTAGTAATTCTGCGCTTCTATAACATCTTCTTGTTTACTATCATTATGAAAATCTATTATTGAATCAAGGTAAAAAGACAAATTTTGTTCTACTAAATGACATATATCATTTAACTCTTTTTCTTCTCTAATATTACCAGCAGCTACCATGTGAGGACTAAAAATCTTCATTGCCCAATCAGGTAAATCTCTAGGTTTAGAAGGCTTAAATTTTGATACTTTGTCGCCAAAAGCATTTACTAAAGGGTGGTCTCTTTTAAGTAATGGTGAGAAGTCGTGAAACGCACCTGTAACTTTCTTTTCACCTGCAATAATGTCCCAACCAAAGATAGGACCACCATTTTGTGTAGCAGGAAAAATACAGACATGTTGCATCCATAATCCTTTTTCTTCTCTTACATCAACAACATCAACATGAGCTCTTCTTACTCCTGGATTAGACCATGTTCTATTGGTCCACTTATCGTTATTAAATCTCTCCATACCTTCTTCATTATATTCTTGTAAGTAGAAGTCTAGTTTTTTTATAATGGCTTCGCTATTTTGTATTAGTCTATCCCAAATCATGTAGTTCCTTCATTTCTTTAAATAGTTTAGTTGCACTTTCAAAACAGAAAGTTGCTTCAGGTAAAACGGAATGTTCATATACATTCAAATATGAATTGATAGTTTCTCTTACAATTCTTTTGTAATCGCCAACCTCTTGATGTTTAAATTTATAATATCTATTAGGACCTGGAGTTTTTCTCATAATCATTTGACCACCAGATAAATCTCCTAAATGTCGTACATAGATATGAGCATATAGTTTCATAGCTTCATCTTGTATAGATTCAATATGAGCAATATAATCTTTTGTACTTTGTGTTATTTCAGGTGTATCTATTTTAAAAGAATTATAATCATATAAGATATGTTCAGCTCTTAATAGACCAGGTGTATCTCTAAACAACGAATTGTGTAATGCGTATTTTTCTAATACTGAATAACATTGTAATTGATTGTATAGATATGTCGCATATAGTTTTTCATCTATATTACCAGACATGAGTATTCTCACAAATGCCTGTCTTTCGGCGTCTTTGTGATGTTGCATAGTTAATTCTTTAATGTCAAGCATATAACATAACTCCTGATACGGCGACTAGCAATAATGCCCAGCCACCTAATAGTTTAATATAGTACGATAATTTTGTTCCGAAATACATCTTACCAATTGCTACGCATTTATGCATAGGTGATAATATATATCCAGCAAAGTCAATTGCAAAAAACCATGGTAAATATGCAAGTCCATATAAACTAGTTAGTATTACCATGATAGCACCAAATCTACTTGATGAACCTAGTATCCATGCAAAACCAAATGCTAGTAATGATATAGCACCAAATCCTACTGGACTATTCATATCAACACCTGTATTACCTATAAACTCTTTTATCTCGCCTGTATATAATCTTGTGGTATTTGCAAGTATGATAATTAAGGCAACCCAAGCTATAATCTTCCAATCTACATAACCTAATAGTTTTTTCCAATTAAATGTTTGAGTAACAATAATATAATACAATGTAAGTAATCCAAATGCCCATAAGAAATTTACACCTGCAATCACAGCACTTACACCCATTATATATGGGAATACATATCTTGTAATTCTACTTACTTTAATTTTCTTTTTTGTTTCTACTAATGCAATGTCAGTATCTTTTACCATATAAACTAGATACCAAAGTATGTAAGCAAATGTAGTTGCAATTAACGGCCACATAATACCTAGAAAGGCAGTATAAGATAAACCAAAGGCAGCCATAGGTAAGATAACAGTCTTTTCTATTGGCGACCAGAAATAATAATGATGTGAAGACATAAAATCAATAGGTCCAAACTTCTCTCTTTTCTTTTTATCTTTAGGTGCCAATGTATCTAACAAACCTGCTGATACAGTTACACGACCTTTGATAGGTAATACACCTGTCAATGCACTAAACAAGGCTACAATAGCTCTGTTACTTTTAATACTTCTTTTTAGAAATGCAAATACATCACTAAATAAATTATTGTCTTTAATCATACCTGCAATCATCATCACAAAGATAATAAGAAACAAATAGACCTGTCCCTTTAAAATAAATTCTATCATGTTAAAAATAGTTAAAGTTAATATTAACTCTCCTCTGTTTGTTTGTTGTGTTAGTGCTACAATGTGGTTTAGAAGCGTCAAAAAATAACATTCTATTTGCTACACTTTCAATTTTAGTTCCGTCTTCTAGTTTAGTATAGCCATCACATGTATTAATACTCAACACAGCACCATTATTAAAATAATCGTAATCTGTATGTAATTCATGTTCAACTAATTTATCTTCTTTTATATAACTGTTTAACTTAACTCTTATCAAAGATTTAATCTCTATCTTTTTTAAAACACACTCCATAATAGTCTCAAAATGAGGTGAAGTAGGCACAGTATTGTCATATAACATATGAAGATAATAAGAAAAATTATCTGATTTACTTTTATCTAAACCTGTTTCTTTATAAGAGTCCATATAGAACCATGGAAAAGGTTCATTCATAATTAAATTATGAATATTTAAAAAATCTTCTTTATCTAAAAAATCGTCAATTACTTTATGCATGTTATATTCCTAAATTAAAAGAAATGGCTATCTTCTCGCCTTTTGGTTGTAATTTGTTTCCGTGTAATGTATCGCTTTTAAACATAAGTAAGTTACCTGCCTTACAATCCATATTTACATCTTTTTGATTGTATATATTAGGAGATTTAACTTCTATGTGATTCGGATAATAATATGACTGGTCATAAAAAGTTATCGCTGATTTCTCTGGTGCCTTTATATAATAAACACCTGATACTAAACAAAATCCGTGGTGGTGAGGAAATAAAAAATCATTTTCATCACTAATATTAAACCACATTTCATTGTATTTACACTTGTCAATATATGAATCACTATATTGAAGATGTGTTAAAAAGTTTATAGCTTTCTGAAATATAAAATCAGTTAAAAATTTTATCTCTTGTTTTTCAAATAAATTGGTGTCTAAATGAAATGTTGAATCTACATTTTGAGTAGGTGTTCTTTTATGACCTGTCTTTTCTAATTCTTCTTTTAGAAAACCCTCTATAAATCCTAGTTTATCTGTAAAGACATTTTCCATTTGGATTAGAGGTCTTGGAAATAAATTTAATAGTCTTTCTTTATGCATAATATAACTCTCAATCTAAAAATAATTAATATTAATATTCATCCTTGTTTTAGTATCTGAACAAGAGGTACTACAATGATGTTCAGACGGGTCAAAAAATATAATTCTGTTTGCCACACTTGGTATTTTTTCTTCACCTATTTTAGTATAACCATCACAGGTATTTAGGCTATATAAGGCACCCTTATGTGGAAAGGGATAGTCTGTATGACTAGCATGTTCTTTTACACCTAGACCTTGATTTAAATAAAGATTTGCTTTTACTCTAATCAAAGCTTTAGGGTCTACCTTTTTTAATAATGGAAATATTAATTCAAAGAAACTGCTTTGTTGTAATGATGTTTGATTATAAAATACATGACATAGATAGAAAAAAATATCTTTGTCTTTTTGTTCTATGGTTATCTTATCTGCAAGGTGCCAATCAAAACCAGTATCAGACATCACTTCTAAAATTCTTTTGTAATCTTCTTCGGGTAAAAAGTTATCTATAATTTTCATTTCAAGTCCTTATAGTTATCAGCATTTCTAATATACAATCTCTTACCATGTATATCTTCTTTATAGTCTAATGTTTTAAATTTAATTTCTTGATATATTTCATCAACGATAAGCCATCTAGGCATTTTTGGTCCTTTGACATCCATCAACCAATCAAAAGGATTTCTTCTATTAGTAAAAGACCAATAGTATTCATACTTAAAAGGAGATTTTTTAAGAATACAATATCTTAAACCACCGCCTCTTTTGAATTCGTTAATAACTTCCCATTGAGCGTTATTGGTTACCCTAATTATATGTGGTATTCCAGGTTGTTCAGAATATCTGCGAAACTTATTATCCATATTAAATTATTAGGTGATTACTATTTTCAGGCTCACCCATTTCTCCCTTAATAAATGTGTTAAATGATATTGTAGTCCTGTCTTTGTTACTTTTATTCTTATCAACATCATGTACCATAGATGATGGAAATATAACCAATCGACCAACCTCATTCATCACTCCTACTTTTGTAGCTGTAAATGCGTTACTACCTGTTTCGTTTTCATAAAAAGCAAAATTACCAAAAGATGTTCTATCATCATATCTATAAAAGAAAGTAGGACATGTATCTCCCTCAACATAGTATATACAACTAAAAATACTATTAGGGTGCATGTGTGTATGATGATATGAATTTGGTGGATTTTTATTCATCCAAGATTGTGTAATATAAAAACTTGTTCTATCACTAGCACCTAATTGTTTAGCAAACGCCGTAACATTAAGTAAACACCAATGTTTAAAGTCTTTCATAGACTCATCATTCATTATATCTTTTCTAGTAGTTAAAAAATTATTACCTTTATTTTCTCTAACTTCTAGTGTTTTTAAATAGTGTAATTGTTTGTCTGTTAACTTGTATAAGTTGTCAGATTTATATACAGGTGTGGCAAATACAGCGTCTATCATTTAAAGTACCCCTTATATAATTTACTCATAAGTTGTCTTGTAGGTCCAAAAGAAAAAGTCTTTATGTATTTTTGCATTTTAGTCCATCTTAAATCTTTTTCGGTAGCTGTTCTAACTTCTAGGTTAAAAGACTTTTCAGACAACGGTATCATATGCATTAAAGGTGTACCTGCTTTTAACATTCTTGTACCACTCTCAACATTCCAATTCATTTGTATATTTATCTCACTTGATTGACTAGGGTCTAATAGGCCAGTTGTTGATTCATAATCATAATGGTCAGGATAATTTAAAGGTAAACATAAAAGTTTTAAACCATTAGGAACAATTACATTCCAAGGTGTATTAATTTTTACTATGTTATCTATTGTACCTTTTCTTTTAGGTATAAAACTTGTAACTCCTTTATTATGAGTATCTATATATTTTAAATCACTTAAAGTACCGAAATGTTTATCTGCTACTTCCCATGAAAATCCATCTTTATGAGTTTCAGTTTTTATATTTACATCATACCACATAGGTACAATATAACCTGTTTTAAATAAATCAAATATTCCAGGACAATATGCTAAATGAGTTAAACGACCAGTATCATAATGAAAGTCTTTAGTAGCTTTCTTTTTTAAATCTGCGATTGCTGATTTAGTCCAATCAGGTTTATAATGCTTTGCTTCTATAATAGGAAATGCTTCTGCTACACCAGGTATTGTACTAAAAAATTCTATTGTTTTCATATTTTATTCAAGACAAAAATGCCTAATCCATTCCAATAATCAGTAGGGTCTTCACCCTTTGTAAATAATTCTTCTTTAAATAATACTTTATAACCTAGGTTATCTAATGACTTCTCTGTACCTGTTCTTACTTGTAACCAATTCCAGTCATCAATAATTAAACAGAAAGTATTATCAATCTTACTATTATATTTAGTCAAGAAATTAAAGTGAGCTTCCTCGGTGTGTTCGCCATCATAGAGTACAACATTTGATTTTACAGGTATCTTGCTCAAAGATTCCGCCGAGTCCGAATCCGTAATCGTTACAGATTTACCACCAGTATATGGTCTAATATTTTTTAAGAATGATTGTTTAGTATCTTCTTGCTCTGCGTTTATATCAACATCTCTCATAGGAACATTATGTGTATCTGACCAGTTATCAACAGCATTTGCAATTATATTGTTACCCTCTAAAGCAGAGGCAAACATAGCACCTTGATATACACCTACTTCCAAATACTTACAATCAGGCACTTCACACATATTATTGATAAAGTGTTTTACTTTATTAGATGTAAGTCCAGGTATATCTAATACTGTTTGAGATAGTTTTGATTCCTCTTTCTTAGCCTTAACTAATGCATTTTTAACGGCGTCTAACATAACCTTTTCATTATTCTTCATTGTTATCTTATCACATACATTGCAATCCCAACAATCAAACTTACAATTTCTTATGGTTGTTTTCCATACATCAACTCTTTTTTGTGCGAATTGATTATCTTTTATAAAGTTTTCATAATCAGTATATAATATCTCGTCACCTCTATCAAATTTTTCTATGATTTTCATAGTTTCAAATAGACGAGAAACACTTTCACGACCATGCATTTTTACAACATCTATGTAACCTAACAATCTATCCCACTCATCTCTAAATGGTGGAAAGTTTGCTATTCTCCAATGATATGCTGGGTCTTGTTCTTCCCATTTAGGA